ATTAATAGGAGAGGAATTAAGAAGACCTGTTGATATGAAAGTAACTACAGTTAATAAAACCGCAGTACTTAGAAAGCATGATCATAAAGTAGGTTTAATAATGAAAGATTTACTTAAAGAGTTTCATGAAGAAATGCAAGAAACAATGAATATTAATGTATTACAAGAAGGACAAGGAATGCCTGTACCTGAAGATATAGAAACTTACATGAAATATAACTATCGTGAAATGGTAGAAGAAACAGCTCAAGATGGATTAGAGTATATTGCAAATAGATATAACCTTAAAGATGTATTTAAAGAAGGATTTAGAGATTTGCTTATAACTTCAAAAGAATTTTATAAAGTAAGTATTCAAAATGGAGATCCTTATGCTAGAAGAATAGATCCTAGAAATATTATTTTTGATTCGTCTTCTCATTCAGATTATTTAGATGATGCTAGTTGGGTGGGAGAAGAAAGATGGTTATCTATTAATGAAATTAATGATGAATTTAAAGACGATCTTACAACAGATGATTTATTGCAACTTGATGCAATGCGAAATGTACATGCTGGAGGAGGAATGGGAGACTATAATACTAATTTTGATTGGATAGATGCTGGTCACGGAAAAGAAACTAGAGTGAGAGTGGTAAATGCTGAATGGAAATCATTAAGAGCTATTAAATTTAAACTATCAGAGAATAAGTATGATCCTGCTAGACCTTTTAGAAAAATAGTACAAGACACATATAGAAAAAGAAAGGGTGAGAAAGTTGAAACTAAGTGGGTGGATGATATTTGGCAAGCCACTAAAATAGGAGGTAAAATATTAGTAAACGCAAACAGAAGAAGTAATCAATTAAGAAGTATAGATGATCCTGGGAAAACTCCTTTATCATATGTAGGATGTATAAAAGGTAATACAACTGGATCTCCTGTTTCTTTAGTAGATCTTTTAGATAATATTCAAATGCTTTATAATATTGTTGTGTATCAAATAGAACTTGCTATGGCTCGTTCTGGTGGTAAAGCAGTAGTTTATGATGTATCTCAACTACCTACTAATGTTGGTATGGATATACAACAAGTATTATATCATTTAAAGACAGATGGTATTATACCTATTAATTCAAAAGATGAGGGTAATCAAATGAGTAGTTTTAATCAATTCCAACAAATTGATTTTACCTTATCTCAATCTGTACAGCAATATATTAACTTAAAAGTAATGTTAGAAGAAATGGCTGGAAGTATTTCTGGTGTTACCCGACAAAGAGAAGGGGCTGTGGGGCAATATGAATATGTAGGTAATGTTCAAAGAAGTGTAGTTCAATCTGCTACCATTACAGAAAGTTGGTTCTATTCTCATGGAGAAGTTAAGCAGAGGGTATTAGAGCGTTTATGTAATTTGATGAAGGTTGCTTGGTCACAAGGAAAGAAAGCTGGAATGATATTAGGAGATGGTGCTTATAAATTCTTAAACGTAATGCCTGATATTGCTTTGCAAGATTATGGTGTATATGTAGGTGATAGTGGTAAAGACGACTCTATGAAACAAGTTGTACAACAATTATCTCAAGCTGCATTACAGTCAGGAACTATAGATTTGTTGGGAGTTATTAAAGTTCTTAAATCTGATACTATGACTGAAGCTGAAAAAGTTTTAGAGCAAGCTATGGGTGAGATGCAAAAACAACAACAACAAACTATGCAAGAACAGATGCAAGCTCAACAAGCTGCTGCTGAACAAAAACAACAAGAGTTCCAAGCTGAAGCTCAACTTAAACAAATGGATAATGAGGCTAAATTACAAGTTGCTCAAATTGGCGCAGAATCTAGACTTGAAGTGGCTAAGTTACAAGCTGATGTTGATAGAGATATTCATGATACTAAAGAAAGAAATGAAATGGATAAAAAAGCAGCTGATTATTATGTTGAAAGAAAGAATAAAGATGCTGAAATAGATAGAGAAGATGAACTGGAAGGTAGGGAAAGATCTAGAACCTCTGGAACTGCAACTAGTTCAGATAGTTTAAAAAAGGCTGCACAGAAAATATAACAAATATTTTGTATATTTGCAAACTGGGAGTATTAATTAAAATTTAAAAAAATGGCAGAAGAATCAAAATTAGTAGAAGAGGTTGTAGAAACAACTGAATCTACAAAACAAGAAGGTGCTAAAGATGAGTTTAATCCATTAGCATTTGCTGGTGATGATGTTTATGGAGAGTTAGATGCAGAGAAAGAAACAAAAGAAACAAAAGAAACAACTAGTGAATCTGAAGAGCAGTCTGAAGAGCAGTCTGAAGAACAATCTGAAGAAGATGGTTGGGCTTGGGATAAAAAAGAAAAAGCTAAAGAGGACACTAAAGAAGAAGATTATAATTGGGATAACACTCAAGAAAAATCTGAAGAAACTTCAGAAACTGAAGAGGCTTTAACTTGGTCTAAGGTTGGTAAGGAGTTAGGTATTGAAATTAATTCTAAAGATGAATTTGTAAATACTTTAAATAATTATGCTAAAGATTTAGAATCTAAGCAACAAGCACCAGCTAATGATCAAACAAGTGAATTAAGAACTTATTTGAATTTCTCTGACAGAGATTTAATTGCAGAAGAATTAAGAGCTGATGGTATTGAGGATTCAGAAATAGAAGACTCTTTAGATAAATTAGAAGATTCTGGAATGATGAAAATGAAAGCCAAAAGCATTAGAAGAGTTATTAATAATGCTATTGACCAACAAACAACACAAGCTAAACAACAAGCTACACAACAACAAGAACAACAAAAGCAAGGAGCAGAAAATGCAAAAAAAGAATTAAAAAGCAAAATCAAAAACATGAATGAATTCATGGGCGGGAAAGTAACAAAAAAACAGAAAGAAGAAGTCTATAGATATGCTACAGGCGATATGATGAAAGAAATATATGCAGATCACGCCAATGTTGCTGATGTTGCTATGTTTATGCTCTATCGTAAGCAGATTGAAACGATTCTTCGTTCTCAAGGGTTGGAAGACGGCAAAGCCGCTATCATGGATAGTATAGTCTCACCAAACCTTAACACTGGAAAAAGCAAATCCAACTTCCAAACGAAGACGGGTAAGTTTGATCCAAAAGCGTTCATGAGCGAGTAGGTCTAATAAGTTAAGACAATGTCTACTTAAGGTTGAAAGTTAATTGAGCAAACAATAAAAATGTTTAATTAATTTAAAAAATTTAAAAAATGGCTTCAATTTACACAGGTACTTACGGAAGTAGTACCACAAGTGAGAATGCCTTGAATACTGCATTAATGCAATACCCAGAGATCGCAAGAACTCTAGTTAAGCAGTATCCTCGTTATTCCGCGACTTATTTGTTAGAGCGTACAGGTCGCTACGCTAAAGAACAAGTTTTAGGAGATAATTCTTTTGAATGGAAAGTAATGGGTAGGTATAATACTCCTTCTTATTCAAATGGATGGGCTTCTACAGACGGTGTAACATTTAATGGTTATACTGAAGGTGCAGGAGCAACTGCTGTAACTTCTGGAAATTATGATAATATGGATGCTGATGGTAATGCATTTTATTTATCATTTGACGGTGAAGGTGTTTACACTACAGCTGGTTCTCAGTTTGCTAATCATCTTAACAAATGGGATATGGTTCGTTTTCAATCAGGAGCTATTGCTATTGTTGTAGAAGACGCTGTTAATGATACTGTAAGAACTGCTGCTAATGGTGGTTTAGTTACTACTACTGCTTCTCAAGTTTTAAAATTTGAAATGGTAGATGGTACTTCTAATCCTTTATTAACTAATGATATTGCTGCTGGTGCTATTATTGCTTCTATTGGTTCTGCATTCCCTAATGGGTCTGATGGTGCTGATGTAGGTGAAAATAACATGTTCCCTTCCACTCATAGAAACTACTTAACTACAATGCGTAAGAAGACTTCTATTACTGGTAAAGGTCTTACTGATGTAACTTGGATTGAGAACAATGGTTCTAAGTTATGGTACTTTACACAAGAGCAAGTTATGATGGACGAGTTTATGTATCAACAAGAATTACAAAGATGGTATGGAAGAACTTCTATTACTAACGCTGTAGGTTCTTATGCTACTGCTCCAACTGCAAGTTCTCTTGGTACTTCTGGTACACAAGCTACTTCAATGGTAACTGGTGATGGTTTACTAGCTCAAATTGATTCTTCTAATCAAGCTTCTTATTCATTAGGAACTTTAACTGAAGATATCATTACTGAGTTTATTGCTAAATTATCATTAAATGCTACTTCTGCTGAAGGTAACGAGTGGGTTGTATTTACTGGTACTGAAGGAAGACTTGCTTTCCATAGAGCTATGAAGGATATGATTGTTGCTCCTTCTGGTGCAATGACTGGTGGTTCTATGACAGGAGTTAAAGGTGATGTATCTCTTGGTGCAAACTTTACTTCTTACTATGCTTTAGGAAACAAAATAACAATGGCTTACTGTCCTGCGTTTGATGATCCTAACTTACACTCTTCTGCTGGTGGAACCAATTCATTTGGTGACAACAGATTAAAAGAGTCTGCTAAGATGGTATTTCTAGATTTCGGAAAAACTTCTGGTATTTCTAACATTGAGTTAGTTACTAAAGGTGCTGAAGGAATTAACAGAAGTATGATCAAGAAATATGTGGCTGGAATGGTGAACCCTTATGACCAAAAATCAATGTTGGCTGCTAACGCTGATGACAAATTTGAATGCCACGTGCTTTCAGAATCTGGAATCGTTGTTAGAAACCCATTGTCTTGTGGTGTATTGAGTGCATCATAATAAATAACTTAATTGTCTACACAGGAGGAGTAGCCTCCTCCTCTCTAGACTTAACTTAATAAAAATCCTCTGAGTAAAGTAGGAGGTGTTAAAAAAATGGCTTGTATGTTATTCTTTCAAAATGCTAATGATGACTGTATGTGTATACCTTCAGGAGCGGTAACTAGTATAGAAAATGATGGGGACGGTTCAGTTCACGTTAGTTTTGAAAATGCTGGTGCTGCTGGTGGAGTTATAGGTGTAGCTGAATTATCGGCAACAGATGGAAAAGAAGACGATGCTGTAAAGGCAATCGCAAGAGCTGTGTTAACTGGTAGAGGTGTTGTAACTATCGCAGATGATGTTAAAGGTACTTATATCGGAGATATTACTGCTTGTGGTACAATTACTCCTGGTTCATAGTAATAATTAATTAATTGGTATTTGTGAATAGATAGCCTATGCGCATGAATACCTCAATAAATAACTTGGTAGAGGGGGGTAAAAAATAAAAACCCCCCAATACTACAAAAACAAATAAATAAAATGGCTTTAAAATTTAGTTTTAACAAATTAAGAACATCTGTAACAGG